CTCTTTTTATATTCTGGAATCCGGCTGTTTTTAATTGTTCGCTCAGGTCTTCAAAATTATAAAGATATTAATGTCCCCACCCACGGAAGCAGTGATTCACTACCTTGCCTTTCGAGTTTAGGTACCCGTAATCAGGATGAGTTAACCAGTCCTGATTGAACCAAGTACTAAAATACTTTCTTAGTACTTCGTCAAGGTCAGGCATGGCAATTCTCATTACTTGTTTCAGTTTTTTCCGGCAGTCTTTAAATAGAATTCCGGCCTGTTCCCATGTCAGATGCTCAATGAAGTGCTCTGAGTAAATGAAATCAGGTCTGCATTTGGGTATTCCCTGGCTGCAATCGTAAATAACATCGGCTGCCGGGTCAAGGTCGATATTCAACCAACCTTCGAGAAGTGCTTTTCCGCTTCCTAAATTAAGTTTTAACAAATCTTTTTATTTTATACGGATGTCTAAATAGGTTCAGATTTACCGGAAATGTTTTTAATAGTTCGGTCATTAACTCTCGGTTTCTGCTGTTGTCCCGGTCTGCGTCTTTACTTTCTCCATCCATATCTACCGTCAAAAGTTTATCACGACTGATAAAAGTCATGAATCCAGAAGTATCAAGTTTTGCAGATAGATATATGTCATTGAATCCGTAGTATCCGGCAAAGTCTTCTTCAAATCCACCGACCTCTGTCAGTGCTTTCCGGCTGTATATTCCACAGGCCGCAGGATGTCCATCAACATTGGTGTAATGCGCTGAGAACTTCCCGTAATCAGGTATATAGCAAAGCCCTGTTTGATAGTATCTGTACTCAGGAATAACATCACAGTCCTCAAGACTCAAAGCATCCTCGGTGCTAAACCATATAGCAAGGTTTAAACATTCTGGCATATTCCAGGGAATATCCTCCAAAATCTTAATATAAAGAAAAGGAATCTCATTGCTCATTGTTTCTATCAACCGGACAAGTTCACGATCATCCTTATAACCGTCATTACAGATTATTATCTGGTTTGGCTTCACAGAACTATCAATGCAGGCACGGAAATGTCTTTGCATTACTTTCACATTGGCTCCATACCAGGGGATCATTACGTCCATAAATTAACTGAAATTATGGGGTTTGTGTTTTGCCCGTGTTTTCCCTGACCGCTTTTTATTAAGTTCCTGATAATCAAAGTCATCATCTTTTAACTCAGATTTTAGTTTTTTTTCATTCTTTCGCTGCTGGTTATCCCTTAACCGCTTATTAAGTTTCAATCCCAATGACCGTATTTCATCTGCCCTCATAAACTTGTTTTTATAAGATATAGCAAAACAATTCCGTCAAAGAACATAAACCAGGCAATCTGAGTTCTTTGTTTTTTTGCTGCTTTTTCAATCTCCAACTGCACGGGTGTTTTTTCCGGCACTGGTGCCTGAACTTTTTTACTTACCGTACAGGCTGAGAACATTAAAAGAACGAATAAAAGTTTTTTCATAATTGTATATTATTTCGTGAAAGATAATCCCCGGCTTTTACTGGCTCAATAGGCATCATGTCAACAGGTGCGGTTACTTCATCCAATACAGGATCGTCCAGTTCACCGTATCCCATAGCTGCCCGTTTTTCATTCCCGGTTAACCACCATGCAACAGCAAGTTGCTGAGTCAATAAGAATAAGTCACTTTGAAGTTCATCATAGATGTTTTTATCATATCCAAGTGTATGACCTTTCAATCCGAACTTGGCAAATAACCATGTTCCGAGTTCATCGTAGAACTTGTCAAGTTCAGGAAAAACGCATTGAGTCAATAAGGCTTTCCGTGCCTCTTTGAATGAATTGTAGTTTTTATTCTCTGAATCGTTAACCAGTTCAGAAGGAACGTTCCAAACAGCGCATAACTGCCGGATTGAGAATTTTAAACTTTCAAGGATATTGAGATCCACCGGGGACATACCAAACCTTACAAAGTTTGCCTTCCCGCTTACAACCATCATCTCCCCGGCCTTCGTCTTACCACTCCATTTCTCCTTGTATTTCTGCTGAATTCTTTCTGCCTGTTCAGGCGTATATCCGTCACCCTCACCGCTGATCATCCCTGCTGCTCCCATGTTTTGAAAGCTGAATACATTGGCATCGAAACCACTATCGCTCATTGCTGTTGCTTTTCCGGCCACCACCAACGGACTTACCCCTATCAGGTAATGGCCGTCAACTGAGAACTCAGGGTTGTAGTTCTTTATATGGCAAACCTGATCCGGTTTGTATTGCTTATTGATCTGAAAAGCCGTCCATTCATAGCGGTTTATTTCTCCAAGGTAAGTATTGACCACAATCTTAATGAACCCCGGAGGCAATAACCACAGCTGAACGGGTTTGCCTGCATTGTTACCGTTTTCCGGGGACATTCCCAAGATAAACGAGTTTCCAAAGATACACTTATCTATGATGTAGTTTTCCCGGAAAGCCGTTCCGCTTTGAGCCGGGTTTGGTTTATTCAGTAAGTCCAGGATCGGATGTTCTAGAACCTCGTCACCTTCGTTGTTATACAGGATTGGTTTTGCTTTGATGAAAGCTTTCATGATAAGTTGTAGTACGGAATAAACCTGGGAATTCCTTTTATAGATGCTGGCTGCTGTTGCCAGCGAAAAGTCAGGATAAACAACTCCCCGGCTGCCATCATATGACATCAGTCCAAGAAGTTGCTGATTCGCTTTTCTTTTAAAAATATCAAAAATAGACATTCAGATTCATATAATAGGTTTTTATATCTTTGCAATTATACGACAAAAAACTGTGAACCCATCAACTCCGTTACCGCCCAGACAAGCGCATCTATACGGTCAGGGCTTTTCCCGTCCTCCGCTGGCCTCCACGTTGTCTGCTGATCCTCCAATCCCGGAAGTTCCCCGACATGATGAACCTGTCCTTTTTCATACAGAGCAACGATAGGCTCTGCCCGGATAACCTTCCCCCTGCTGGCCGTTACTTTCTTATAACTGACATTGCGGTCATAGTTCCTGATCATGGCTTCGATCATATCCCCTCCGTTGTTGACCTCACCGATAACCCTGTCGGCCTTCCATTCATGATAAGCCGAAACAGCTGCCTTCGCCCATCCGTCCGGGGTGTATATTCCTGATCGGTCAGAAAGAATGTAATAATGGTTGTCAACTCCTTTCCCGGCCACAATGATTCCGGTTTCATCACTATCCGGTTTACTTGTGACTGCCGGATCAATCGCTACCACAATTCGTTTTAGTATCGGGGACTCCATAACTCTGAAGTTGCAGATCATATCTGAATTCCACAGCGCACCGCTGAGATCATCCGTATATTCCCCCAACAGAAACCTATCCCTGGCGTGTCCGGTAAGTTCTCCCAGGGTGTTCTCAATATATCCTGATGCAATATTCACCCTGTTGCCTTCCGGGTTCATTTTCAATTTAACGTAGCTTTCAGGATTTTTTATAGCTGCTTTGGTTTCAGGATGCTTACCTTCAAACCAAATCTGATAACTCCAATGTTTCTTACTCGGAGGGTTGCAGTCGAAATAAGCCATGTTCTTGAGTTCCGTCTTCTGAGCCAGCCTGGTAAGTGCCATTACCACCGCTGGCCAGCTTATCTGACTAATCTCATTGAAGTAGATTGTTGAATATTCATTACCAAGTATCTTTTCTGTCCGTTCCTTGTCATCCAGACCTCCGAGCCAGATCTCAGATCCGTTTCCTAACCTGATGAACCAATCAGATTTATTTTCCGTATATCTCAACTCAGGAAAACAGGACTTAAAAACTGCCGGAATTGTATCATACCACAGTGATTGTTTGGCATGGTTGAAGTGGTACCTCAAAAGAGCGTGCCTGCTTTCACATTTCGCTGCCCGGATTATGATGTTCCTGATTGTGATAAACGATTTTCCCGACCTGCTGCCACCATAAAGCAAAAGCCGGGTTACTTCCGGCTGTCCTGCAATCTCGCACGCTTTACGCTGATCGTCTGTTTTGATCATAGGTTTTCGTCTGTCTTGTCTATCTGTATTCGCCCTGAGTGATTTATTTCCTGATTATCCCTCAATCCCAAATCCCTTGCAATTATGTTTGGATTTAAAAATCCTGCTGCTGCTCCTGAAAATTTTTGAGTATATAAAACTTCCCGTATATGTGTAATGACATTTGAAAAATCTTT